ACGGCGCAGCAGTGGGGCGACAAGGTGACCATCACCGACGTCGCGGAAATCGAAATCTTCCACCCCCTGTTTCAGAAGGCGATCGAGCTTTCTGCGTTGCAGATTTCCGAGACGCTGGAGCGGAACACCTTCCTGGCATTGATGGCCGGAACGCAGGTCAACTACGTCAATTCTCGCGGTTCGCGCGCGGCTTTGGCCGCGGGTGACGTGCTCGACACCACGACCGTCATCCGCACCGATGCTGCGCTGGAAACCCTCGGCGCACCGCGCTTCATGGGCGACGAGCAGACCGATACCAAGATCGAGGCGAGCAGCGGCGGCAAGAAGGCGAGCGCCAACCCGCGCGAGATGCCGCACTACGCTGCGCTGATCCACACCCTCGTGGTTGCCGACTTCCGTCAGAATTCCACCGTCGTGCAGGCGTGGACCTATTCCGACCTGAACCGCCTCTACAATTACGAGGCGGGCGAGTGGTCCGGCATCCGCTTCTGCAAGTCCAACATGGTGCCGTCGTGGACCGGATACGCGGCCATCGTCGGAAACTATGCCGCCAACGCCGGCAGCTTCAGCGCGGCGAACCAATACATCCTGGTTACCGGCGTCGACACGCAGAACCAGTACGAGAGCAGGATTTACGGCGGCGCCGCGCCGGCCGCGATCGTCATGGCCGCGGCCAACGGCGGCATCACCGTCACCACGCCCAACACGGTCGGCTACACCTTCAACATCTACGTCGGCACCACCAACAGCCCGACCAATCTCGGCCTGTGCGCATCGGGCCCCGTCAACGGCCCGCTCGCCGGCCAGGCGACGCAAATCCCGCCGAATACGGCGGTGACGATCACTGGCACCGGCATGGCGCAGACCCCGCCCGCCAGCCCCGCCACGGGTCTGACCGTGTATCCGACCTACGTTATCGGCCGCGGCGCTTACGGCCAGGTCAAGCTGAAGGACGTCGAGTGGTCGTACCTGAAGGACGCGGACAAGAGCGATCCGCTCAATCAGCAGCGCATCATCGGCTGGAAAACCTTCTACGGAACGATTCTCCTCAACGTCCAGTTCATGGCGCGGATCGAGAGCGTGTCCGCTTACACAGCGACCTTCGGCTGAACCCGGTAGGGGGGGGGGCACCCTCCCCTGTCCGAAATTCTTGGATTGGAGAACTGAAATGTATGTCCTCGACGGGGAAGTCCGACTCAAGTGGGTGGGTGACGGTTGCGGCCCGATGTCCGTTGCCTCGGCGCAGCAGATCCAGGCGTCGACCTTGCTGGTGCCCGGCAATGCCGTCGCGGTGCCTGGGGCTGACGCGCCGACGTCTGCCAACATCACCACGGCCTGCGCCACGTTCGGCACCAACATGGCTGCGCTGCTCAATGCGAATCTCGCCCAAATCCAGGGCTTCGCCAGCGGCGGCGGTTGATTATGAGCAACATCAAGACGGCGGGCACCGCGGCAACCAACAGCTACACCAACGCCCTCCAATACCTCCCCGGCTATGGCTCGGGGGCGTCTGCGGCCGACCTCGCCACCATCGCCCTGGCTATCGTCAATGACCAGGGCAACATCCGGTCGAATAGCACCTCCCTGAGCGGGCTCGACGTCGGAGCAGGAGTTCTGACCCTGCCGGGCGGGCGTGGGAAGATCAAGCTGCTGCCGGGCGACTGGATCATGGTCGACCCCAGCGGCTGGCCGATCGTGGTGTCCGGGAACGTTCTCCCGAAGACTCTGACTCTGACCGGGTCCACTGCCACCAGCAAAACCCTGACGGTGACCACCAGCGCGATCACGGCCGGCTGGACCATCGGCATGGTGCTGGCCGCTGCCCAGAACGACATCCCCGCCGCGACCACCATCACGGCCATAAGCAGCAACGGCCTGACCATCACCATGTCGGCCGCTGCCACGGGCACCAACGCCGGCCAGACGATCACGGCCGGCACCTGGACGCATTCCTGAACCTGAAACGGAGTTCGCAAATGTCTATCCCGATCCCGATCCCGAAAAAGCCTGTTCCACCGGTCGCTGACGTCGACGACTCGGCTGCCGCGAACTCCCAGCTTGTCGCGGAGGCGCCGGTGGAGCGCCTGCACCCCATCCTGACCAACGACGAGGTGCTGGCGGCCCGCGAGAAAGCCCGCACGCGTCTCGCGGCAGAACGCCGCAAAGACGCGCTGAAGGCCGTCGAGGAGCAGGAACTGGAGGCGCTGAAGCACTCCGATGGGATGATCGTCGGCAACGAAATGGACGAGATCGTCGCTTGCACCATCGACCTGCCCGAGTTCGCCCCGAACATCACCGTCAACGGCCAGCCCTACTGGCACGGCCGCACCTATGATATGCCGCGGCATGTTGCCGCGTCTCTGATGGAGCAGCAGCAGAATTGCTGGAACCACCAGCGTCGTGAGTTCGACGGCAAAGTTCCGACCGACTCCTACCGTCGCCAGCACCTGACCAAAATCAGCCCGCGCGGGTCGACGAACCTGCCGAAGGGAGCAGCAGCATGAGCGCCGCAATCCAGACGGCAGCAGTTGGCGTCGACGTCATCAAGACGCTGGCCGGCGGCGGGCAGGTCCGCTTTCAGACCTTCTTTCCCCAAGGGGACATCGGCGCGGCCGGCAGCGGCCTGGTCGACGGCCTGGTGCTGATGGCCGAGCGCCAAGCTGCCCAGGCCGAGCTGCCCGATCTTCAGGAGCAGTTGACCAAGATGGAGTCGGAACTCGCCCAGTACGACGAGGACCGCAAGGTGGTTGAGGCCAGCCACGTCAAGCGCCAGGCCGAGCGCGCGGTGGAATACAGCGAGATCGAGGCGCAACACACCACGACGCACGCTGTCGCCTATGAGGAGTTCCGCGCCAGCGGGCGCGACGGCGTTTTCGAGCCTCGCGGCCATGTCGCTGCCAATCTCAACCGGTTCGTCCAGGCAAAGGCCAAAATAAAGGCCGAGATCGACAAGGCCGATGCTGAGCGCGATGCCGCGGTGAAAAATCTCGCCATTTCGATCGAGCGTCGCCAGGCGGAGATTGCTCGCCTGGCGACGGAAATCACCCGCCGACGGAGTCTCGTCGGCTGACCTGAAGGGTAGGTGCGGGGTGGCTGCTGTTCTGACATTCACGCAGTTGGTCACCCTCGCCTGTCAAATGGCGAACACCCAGGGATTTACGGCGCAGGCCGGGCAGATTTTCAATGCCATCCTGGAAGAGGTTGCCCAGACTTATGACTTCGACGCCACAGAGGGGTTCACCAGCTTCCACTTCAATCCGGGGTTGGTCGCAGCGAGCGGCCCGCTGTCCACCCAGCTCCAGCCGGGCAGCGGGCCGTACCCCCTTCCTGCCACCTTCTTGCGCGCGGATGCCGGGGATGTCTTCTGGACCCTCCTCGGCGTCCCCTATCCCCTGATCGCTCTCGACTTGGCTGAGTTCGACATGACGGTGCAGCAGGCCGGCGTTCAGTCCTATCCCTACTGGTACGCGGTCGACATGGCGCCGCTGGGGACGGGGGGCGTGCCGAACCTGTTCGTCTACCCGCCGCCGAGCGGCACCTACACCGTCTATGTCCGGTACAAGGCGCAGCCAGCAGCCACGGTCGCCCCCGAGACGTCGACCGCGCAGCCGTGGTTCCCCTCTTCAACCTATCTCTATACGCGGCTGGCAGGCGAGCTAATGAAGATCGCCAACGATCCTCGCGCGGCGGAATTTCTCGGCAAGGGCGACATGGGGGCGCAGGGTATCCTTAGGCGCCTAATGCCGATGCTTGACAATCCCGAGACGCGCTCGAAGCGTGTCACTTTAGATCGCCGCCGCTTCGGTTCCAACTTCACGAACCTGCGGAACACCAAAGTGGTCGGCTGGTGACATGGCGATTCGCGGATTCAAGACGATTTCGGTGCGGCCGAAGGGGCTGACGGACGGTGTCGACGGCACCAACCTGTTTCCCGGTGCCATGGAGTCGCTGTCCAACCTGATCCCGGCGCCGAACAACCCGCAGATGTGGGTGCCGCGCCCAGCGTCCTTCGTCCTGACCACCTTCCCCGGCTTCAACTCGCCAGGGGAAATCGAGTGTCTCAGGGTGGTCGGCAACATCGCCTATGGCTTGATCGCCTCGGGCGCCTACGCCAGCCGGAGTCAGCCCTTCGCCTACAACATCGCCACCAACACG